GTCCTACGTTAGGATACTTTCCAGTTCCTACATCTGATGTAATAATATTCTCGCCTTCTGCATATTGGTATTTATCATATCCTTCAGGCGGTTCAGGATAGGTTCCATATTTTACTACACCAGGATCAGCGTAAGGAAGAGGTCCAGAAGGGTCGCCTACTCGATATCTATTACCAGAAGAAGGAACATCTTCTGGGCTATACATATAATTATATGTTTTATCATCTGCCATTATTTACGATCTCTTTCTAGTTTGGCATTTTGTAAAGAAGATTTAATAACATCAGGAAGCTTCTCTAAGGTTTCCAGTAAAATTGCTTTCCCCTGGAGTCGGCGCATTTCCAACTCCGATTGTTCCACCGCCAACCCCCGATTGATCAACTGGTGTTGGTCCAGAAGGAACTCCTTCAGGGGTTCCCACATTTGGGGATTGTTGACTAGGGGGAGGAGCTTCTTGGCTAGTAACTCGTTCATTTAAGCCTCTTAAAATATCTGCGAAAATAGCTGCTTCTTGAGGATCATTTACAAGTTGGTCTGGATCGATATCCTGAGAAATAGCAAGTTCTCTTATTAAGTTGGGAATTTTAATAAATGGAGCCAACATTGGATTTCCTATAGTTTGTAAAAGGGCAGTTAGTCGTTGTGTTCTAACTTCCTTTTGCATAACAGAAGAAATGCCTTTTGGCTTAATTTCTAAATCTCCTCGTATCTCTGCATTGTCATCATTAAACTGCATGTTCCATTGGAAGAAGGCTTCACCAAGATTACGAAGAAGAAACTCATCAATATTTTTAATAACTGTTTTAATAGATAAACCAGCAGAACCCATAAGCATAGATAAACCAGCGGCGGTCCGGCCTGTTCCAGTTACTCCTGTTTGCCCATGTACTATAGAAGGAATACCTGTTTCTTCATCAGCAAGTTGTCTAGCTGCTTGATACATCTGTAAATTTTCAGGAGCAGTATTAGGAAACTTTAATCCTGTTACTGCTGTTCCAGGCTGACCTGTCTGCCTTCTAAAGATTTTACCAGGATAAATATCCATCGCCTGTCCAGGAACTAGTTGAGTTTCATCAACATCAAAAACCATGTTACCTGCCAGAGATAAATTATCAATAGCCATTCTTACATGCCCGTTCATTAAAAGCTGGGCATCTGACATATTCTCTGCAACCCCTACTCCAAACATTTGATATGGATTAATTTCGTATGGAAATACAGAATAGGGTAATCTCATTGGTAGGAAAGGATTAACAATAGCTCTGATTACTTTACCTGCTGTTACCCAGATGTTAACATGTACTGTACCTGAAGAAGGTATCTCAGGTATATCTAGGCTTTCTACTAGAGTATCAGGAAGAGAACCCCAATATTCTAATACTTCATAACGATTCTCATCAAAGTTTGAAGAAGAATCGTCCTCTTGTAGGGTACTCTCATAATGCTTTTCTGAATAATTCGGGCCTCTATCTAGTACTTCTTCAATAGCATCTTCTTTAAAGAACGGCCTGTTCTTTAATTCAAGCAGTTGTTCACGGTTGAGGCGATGCCTTTCCACAACGTATTCAGCATCTTCCAAGCTTTTCGCAGAGGGGTCAGGATAAAAATCCCAACAAGATACAGAGGATATTCGAGGAACAATTTTCTCATCAGGAGCATAAGTTTTTTCACCATTTTTTATTTTCCAATTATGTACTGTCTTATTAAAATTAAACGGACCCTTAACAACACCTGTTCCAAGCAAAGCACATTCAAAGATTGCCTTCCTAAGAATGCTAACTGCATTGGTATCTGTTAGTTGATCGTGTATTTGCTTTTCCATATTACGTGCAGCAATTAAAGCTGGCTGTAATTCTGCACTTTGAGGAACAATAGCAGGACCAGGAACTAAGCTTTGTGCCTGTCCATACTTTGCTTCTAGTCCTCCAAGGAAATCATCTACTTCTGCCAGCGGCATGTTCTGTATCTGTTGTAGAATAGACTGCTCTTCTGGAGAAGAAAGATGAGCAAATTCAGCAATACCTTCTGGAATAGGAGTAGGAGATACAGTAATAGGAAACTTACCGTTTGCAAAGAGAATATCAGAAATTTGACCAAAAGCAGCTAGTACTTTTACCTTGGTAATTCGTACAAATACCTTTGATCTTTCTGAAGATGTGTATGCTGTAGTGGAATCAGTGATCCCTCTATAGTTTTTATAAGCAGAAATCCAGCGAAGTTCGTCTTGAAACCTGCCATTTTCTGCATCTTCAAATCACTTTGTAATATATCCTGTAAGTTCAGAAGGAGAATCTACTTCTAGATCAATATCTTCTTGATCATCTGACATGTATTTTACTTATTTGCTGTAAATAGAATGGTCTTCTGCCATACGGAAAATAGCGGCTTCTTCGTTTTTCATCTTTTGCTTTGAAGTCTGAACAAACTGACTGAACTTGGTATCAACAGAACCAATCAAGTCACTCTCTTGCGCTTCACGATATAGGCTACTTTCATTTACATCACTCAATTCACCCTGTTTGGAAACAGACTGAAAATCAGACTTGCCGGGATAACGATAATTAGTAGGCATATTTTATCTCCTTATGCTCTAGATGGTTTTCTTGGTTGTGTAGTATAACTTTTAGAAGAACCTGAATTGGCTTTCTTCTTTTTCTTACGAGGCTTCTTAGCTACTGTGCCGCCTGAATTGTAGTTAGCACCTGCTATTAAATCAGAGTCAGAATCTGTTCCATGTTCAATATCACCGATAAGACTTTGTAAATCTTCCAGTACTGATCCAGAATCCTGGGCAAGAGCAGCATCTATTTCTTCAGGAGTATAGTTCCTGGTTCTGTAAGTGAGAGAATTTTCATCAACTAAAGAACCAGAAGAATCTTCTGCCGGAACAGAATTATATTGTTTTTCTAATTCAGCAACTCTATCATAATTCCCTGCATCAAGTGCTTCAGTAATAGCAACATCTCGTTCTATCTCTTCTGCTGATCTACGAAGACCAAGCATTCTGCCGAAAGCTGGTTCAGCAATTTGTCCGTCAGTAGAGTCAGTAGAGTCAGAAGGCTCAGTGTAACCTTCCCACCAATTTGTTTCTTCTTCAGAATCGTAAGCCCTGATTTGTTCTGCTTCTATCTTTTTTGCTTCTTCTAGAACTGCTTTTTGATTAGAATCTAAATTATCAAATAAGGCTGTTCCCAATGCTACTGTCAGTGCTGTTCTTGGAATATTTGGTCCTGGATGAGGACTAGCAGTAGGAGGTCTTCCAGCATACTTAGGATGAGGACTAACTGTAGGAGAAACCCTAGCTCCTGCTGCTGGTCCGGGCCAACCAGAAGCCTCTACCCGTCTAGGACCGGATGCTCTCATATGAGGAAGCATTCTTCCATACTTATCTCTTCCATATCCATATTGAGAAGATTGTGTAGCTAGTCTTGGATCAGCAGACATAGGAGGATTCCTTCCCCTACTTCCAAGTTTAGCTAATGCATCTGCTCTTTGACCCATAAGTGGTGTAACTCCACCAACAGAGCTTTCTTGAACAGGAGCAGAAGTACGTCTAATAGCAGCGCCTTCTGGACTAATAGCTGGACCTTCTGCTATATCACGATATTCCCGTGGACGAAAACCTCCTCTAGGATCACGAAATTTAAATCCAGGCATATTAGGGTTACTAGGACCAGCATGTGGTGCAGACATAATTTTACCTGCTGCCATTTTAATATCATCTGATAATGATGCTGGAATTTTAGAAGCAGGACCAGGAGGAACAGCCGATCTAGCTTGTATTCTATCCATTCCGCTAGCAATTCTTGCCATATCAGCATTAATGTTTTCTTGAGGGCCTTTTGCCGCTGGCAACCTTCCTGTTGCTTGATATTTTATATTTGGAAGAGTCTTATCTACTTTATTTGCTAATGCTTTTGTCGCTTTTACTAGTTGATTAGGTATTTTTACACCCTGTTCTGCTGCTTTGCTTATAGAATTTCTTATTACTGGATTTGCTAATAGTTTCGGTAATACTTTTACTCCAACTTTAGCAAGAATCCCAAGAACAGCATTAGTAGGAATACTATATGCTAGAGCATTTTCCCAATGGGCTACTATTTTATTTGTTGAATTTTCTCTAGTAGATTTTCTTGTTGCATCAGCAAGTGATATCCTTTTTCCAGTGGCTCTAAATACTCTCGCTTGTACTTGTTCAGGAGTTACATCAGAACGCACAACAGACGAAGATCGACCATTTTTTTGAGCCTGTCTAAAATAATTAAAACCAGCATAAATACCCCCTTTGGATCGTGCCAATCCATTAATCATATTCACACTCTCTTTATCTAAATCAAGTTTTAACCTATTTCTTAATTCATTTAGCTCTTCTTTAGAATAACCCTGCTCCTTTTGTCGTGCTATAACTTCTGTTATGATATCTGATTTAGTATATTTATTTGCCATATTTAATACCCGAATGTTGAATCCTGAACCTGATAATTATCCTTATGGTGGAAACCTAAACTATGAAGATTTCCTTTCATACTCTGCCTAGTCATTAACATATAACGAAGAGAATCATAGGCATGATCTTCTGCTCTGGTGTCAACATCTTCGCTATTTGTTTTACTTAATGGAATTGTAGGTAATGTTCTAACTATATTTGTGCATGTATTAAAAAATCTTATTCTTGGACTTCCATAGTCATCTAACATTAACCTACGATGTACTTCTATCTTACCATTCATCCTATCAGAATTAGAAGGAATCCATCTAACTCCTTTTTTAATCATACTCTCTGCAACACTTAAACCATGTCCTGTTTTATTCCAGCAAGACTTGTCAAGAACACCCATATAAATCGGAGGATCATTAGCTTCTAAATGTAAAACATATTCGGCTAACGCTTCTCCAGTTAATCCCTTTTGATAAAGCTCTCTATAAATCCAGATATTGTTATCCCAATCTATAGCACCCCAAAGAACACAAGAAGGAGCAGAATAACCATAATCACAGGAACGAATACGTACCCAATTGTAAGGTAATTCTATCGGATCAACTACATGAACAATGCGGCTAAATTCTAAGAAAGCAGCACCCTCTGCCACATCCCAATCACCGCTTAATAATCTCTTACGCTCTACTTCAGGCAAAGAATAAAGCATAGCTTCATATTCACCATCTCTTGTTAAATATGGATTGTCTTTCAGACGAGCCGGGATAAATCTACGTTGAAATAATGGTTGTTCCGACTTCTCGTGATGCTTTCCATACTTCAGTATCTTTCCTGTTTCCACATCAGTAGCCCAAAAGCTATTGTTTGGGGGAGCAGGATCGACAAACATCTTCTTTACCCACCATCCTCCAACACCACCGGGATTGGCAGAAGCTCTCATATACGTTTCTACTGAAGGATCAGTAGTACGGAGCCTTGATCGTAGATAATTCCAAACAAATGGAGTGGGGTAATGACCTAATTCATCAATACCTATCCAAGTAAAGGACATTCCTTGGTATCTGTAAACATCATCATCCTTGTCTACATAGCTAAAGAGAGCAGTAGCACCAGAAGGAAACTCCCAAGTCTTTATCGATTCTTTAAATCTAGCATTCGGAAATGCCATAGGATAAATTTGTTTACTTTTATCTATTAATTCTGTTAACTCTGCTAAAGTTCTTCGTAGTAGCAAGGCACGATGATTTTTATTATCTGCAAACCGTAATAAATCCATAAGCATCGCATAAGATTTACCACCGCCAGCCGCACCACCATACAATACTTCTTTTTCTGGCGAAGAAAGGAAATCTGTTTGTGGTCCTTTATTAGGCTGAAAGGCAATCTCTACTTCATTAGCATCAATTGCTTTCTTTACACTAGGAGGAAGAGAATCTATTGCTTCTCCGGTCAAAGTACCGCCATTCTCTAAAGCAGTTAAGGCTTTCTGTGCTTTATTAGCGGTATTCCGCTTGCTTTGTACGGCTTTCTTAGCAGATTCTTCTTTTTTCCTAGAGTTACTTATCGTAGCTTTTAAAGAACGCTTTGCTTTTTCTTTTCTGGAGAGATTATAGTTTCCTTTCTCTCCAGGTTTTAATTTAGGTCTTGCCATGCTTCTGAATCTGGCTGTTTTTTAGCTGGAAGTAGTACAACACCATGCAAAACTTTGGACTCTGTGTAGATTTCCTGCCGTTTTGTTATTCCAATACGATCCAAAAGGTCACCTGCTGCTTTTAATCTTGTATCCATTTGAGAAGCGGCAAGAGTTCCATCAGAATCTAGTCCTTCTACAATGCGATTAGCCGCTTTTACCGAATGAGCAGCTAAATGAAGCTTGGTTCGTTCAATAATCTCTTCCTTTAAGGAAGGAATTAACCAGCTTCTGGCAGTTTTTGCATAACCTGCCTTATCGACAGCACCTTGTACATGACCGCCATTGTCCATTAGCTCATCTAAAAATATTTTTTGTTTTGTTGTAAGCTCTCTTTTAGCTGGAACAGGCAAAATACACCTCATTTATACAAAAAAATAAAATTACTATAAAAAAAATATAGCTATCCTTAAGGTTTACTTAAAGACTCTTTCTTCTAGTTAATAAGACAAGTTTAAGGAAAGTTTAAGGGGAAGTTTTTTTATTTTTTTTAGCCAGATTTTATCAAAATAGAAGGTATACTACTAGTATACATAGTAGAGAATGATTTGTCAAGTAAAAAATACACTTTTCGTAAACTTTTTTTTAAGTGCTTGAACTATAAGGCTTTTATTTTTAGACAATAAGGTTAAAAATTAGAAAAATTTTCGCACTATTGCATTATATATACCCTGGGGGGTGGCCCGGCCCTAGTGGCCCCCACGTTTTTACGAGAGAGATTGAAAAAGAACTTGTTAAAGTTTTTATAAACTAATTTTTTTAAAAGCCGCCTGATTGAAAAAGTACTTCATTAATCCGGCTAGGTTTTTATAAAGTTACTTCATTAATCTTTATTAGTTTTACAATTTCAATCTTTACGTTTTTATAAAAGCTCCTTCTATATTCGATGGGTTTATTGATAAGCCAGATTATTAATCGAAAGGGTTTTTATAAAGTCACTTTATTAATCGAAAGGGTTTTAAAATTACACTTTATTGGTTAGTGTTTTTTAAATCTTTAATAAGTGAAAATCCGAAAGGCTAATCAGCAAAAAGTCTTGCCCTATTATCCAGAAAAACAGGATCCCAAAAATACACACCATATTGATCCATGCCGGCTTGTGGAAATTCCTGGTTTTCCGCCATTTTTTTATAAGCTTGCAAAATTATTCAAATAACTAACAAAAACAATAACTTACAAGTTTTTGAGTCAGCTGAGAGAAGGCCTAAAATGGCTAAGTGATTGTTTTAATTAACTTTTGCTAAAATAGCCTTTTGACTCTCTTTTTTTCGACCTATATATAGCGCTTGCATAAATTAGAATAATCGTGTATTGCTCAATCTCGTTTTCTTTTTTTACATAGGAGCTACGGAAATGGCTAAGCTACTGACAGATACAATCGTAACATTCCAAGGTGGCGGGATTTACGATGATAACGGTCAATTGATATCAGCGGGAAAACTTGACGATGGAAATTACATTTTCGTTGATACATCCAGAAATATTGACGGTATCATTAAACCATCAAAATATCCGCATGATATGATTAGAGAGATAAAACATCGTTACCTTCACAATGAGTATATAAATGTTTTTGATACAGAAGGTAAATACCGCAACGCCCTATGCACACTTCAAAATTGGAAAGGCTAAACCATGAAACCGATATACAATCTAAGCAAATTGCCACAAGATATCTGTCACCAAATATTCACTACGCCTAAGTTTCGTAAATGGTTCTGCGAGTATCCCAACAAGCTTCTAGGCATTGACAGTAATGCCAAGACTGTAAAAGGCTCAAAGCTTGGTATCAGTACCGCCATTCTGTATCTCGCACCACATACCATGAGCGGTCAAAATCTTTGCCCGATGGCGCACCTAGCCAATTGTGCCAAGCCTTGTCTCAATACCGCTGGACGTGGTGCGATGTCCAGCGTTCAAATGTCTAGGCTTCGCAAATCATTATATTGGGAGCAATTTCCAGAATTGTTTTTGGAGCAATTAATCAGAG